TTTATCCTCGAATTTTTTTAATACAGCTGCGCCTATTGTGATGGCTTCGCATTCGTCTTCAGATGGTGTAATTCCATATTTTTCAGTAACATAATTTATGGAATTTTTTTTTAATTCAGGTCTCTTAATGCCTCTGCCAGATGGCAGTTCTAATATATTTCTCCATTTACTAGGTGAAATAACTCCATAATCTATATCATTTGATATACAATATCCAAATATAACGCCTTGTAATTGCGCAAGGTCTTTTAGCGTTTTTGCATTTGATTGCATTGCAGTATCTTCAATCCATATACACGATGGATTTTTATCTTTTAATAATTGACAAATACATGCCGACATTTTTTGAAACCTAATTACAGAATCTTTCTCATTGCTTAAATCTATAAGACCGTGAGAATGATATTTTCCATCAACCCATAGACACCAACCTGTTTTTTTTGTTGATTGATCTAAAGATATGAATTTCATTTTTCTCCACAAAAATAGGAGAGCAGTGGCGCTCTCCTAAATATATAAAATTATTTTAAACAGAACAAACATATTAAAGATATAATACCATGGTTTTACTAGCTTATACCAAACATATCGTTTATAGTGTCTTCAGAATGGTCTTTCAAATACCCTTGTGTTGTACTTGGATCGCTGTGATGCGCAAATATTTGAACTTGCTCAAGTGAGTACTTCTTAGGCTTACCATTTTCATCAAGCAGTCTTGTGTCTGTTCCCTGAGACAAACATTCTAATCTGCTATGTCTCATTGAGTGTGTAAATATTTTACATTCTTCTCCACGGACATCTGATAATATTTTCGAAATACTAACAATTCTATCATATAATACACTAGAATCAGAAAGAGGCTCTTTGTTATCGCCCTCACCCTTGATCCATAATGATTCAATATTATCCTCGCCGCGCCATTCTAAATATTTTTTTATAAGTTCTCTTGTATCATCTAAATATACAAGTGGGAATTTTTTGCCGCGCTTTCCAATAACAACATTGGTTTTATTGCCACTGAGAAGACCATCTTTCTTTACTTGGTATAATTCATTTTTACGAGCTGCCGAATCAAACCCAAGACTCCATAATACTGCGAGCTGCCATTTCTCTTGTTTAACAAGTATATCTCTAACCTTTATAAATTCATCAAACGTAAAGAAAAAGTCATCGTCATTATCCTTAACCGGAGACTTGGGTAAACCATGAACTTTTTTCGCATAATTGATTTCGTATTCGTAATCATCATCGTCTTCGCAGAAAGTAAGCATACTATTTACAGCACTCTTTAAGCGATTTACCCTTGCAGCAGACATATTACATTCTTCTGTGAAATATAAGCTTAGTCCACGGAAGTCTTTCTTTTTTAAATCAAGAATACATTTGTTGTCCAGCTCTTTTAATATATAAATAAGGATGATCCGTATATCGTTCATATACCCATTTATCGTGCCCTTACTTTTCTTGCGCTGTTTATATTCCGCTAAAAAGTCTTCCATAATACGTTTATTCTCTTTATTTACTTGTTCCCATAATTCAGGAGTATAAAAATTATTATAAACTCTGCCTCTGCCAGCCATTTTCTCACTTCCTTTCTACATAAAAATAAGAGAGTGTGCGAACACACTCTCTAAGCTAAAAAACAAAAAAAATATATTAGATAATTTCGTCTACCAATCCTTTTTCAAGCATAATGTCGCTTGTCATATACCATTCATAGCGTTCCATTTTCTCATATTCTTCTGGAGTAATTTTACTATGAGAAAGAGTATAATCTTTGATAATTTCTTCAAACTTCTGATAAAAATTGAATTGGTCTTTAACAGACATACTGTTTCCCTCTAGGTAATCTCTGCCAGCGTGGATCAGGGCAGTGGAGAATTTATAACATCTTTTCTTGACATTTGGATTATTGTAACCAGCCATTAAAATAATACTGCCCATTGAATATGCATAAGTCATGACAGTGATGGTTGTTGGACATCTCAGCCCATCAATAATGTTACATAAAGCAGCGCCATCAAAAAGAGAGCCGCCAACAGTATTCAATACGATCTCAATAGGTTTACCTGTTCCGTCATTATCCATCTGTAATAATGGGAGCATTACCATTTCAACAATATCAGAACCAATCTGGTCATTAATGATGATGCGTCTATCTTTAAGATTCTTATAATACTGATACATAACAGGATCTGGAAGAGAACTATCTCCAACTAAATCTGATAATGGAATCTCTAAAACTTCTTTATTAATCATATAAAACTTCTCCTTTTTGTCCTATAAATTTATTTTTGTGCTTTTATTTACAATCACAACACGAGTTGTTTTTGAACAGTCAGCAATAGCAGTGCCCAAATCCTCTTTGAGTTCGGCTCTCGCCTTATCATCTCCATGAACAAGATAAATCTTGTCACAATTTATTGATTTGTAATAATTGATTAAATCTCGATTCTGAGCATGAGATGAGAATGAATGCAAGTCTATAATCTGACAATTATTTTTACAAACAACACCGTTAATTGTTATTGTTTTTTGTTTCTTAGAATGCTTGATTTTATTTGCTATGGTGTCTTCACCTGCATATCCTATGAATACTATAATATCGTTTGTATTTGGCAATATACTTTGTGCCCAACGAACAGACCTTCCTGCAGAAATCATTCCAGAGCTTGATAATATAATTTTTGTTCCGGTATCTTTGATCGCTGCTTTGCTATCCTCTGGGTTAATAATGCGTTTTATGTTTTTCCAAGACATCATTTTATCAAAATTCTCTTTTGCGTCGCCTTCAAGTATATTTGAATAACAATCTAATAATCTATTTGCTAATGGACTATCAATAAGAACAGGAACATTAAAATTTTCATCATTACCAAATAACGAAAATAGAATCCATAAAATATATGGCATACGGTCTAATGAAAATGTAGGGAATAAAATCCTGTTTTTATCATCAATACAATATTGCTCGACAACAGTTTTTATCTTATCAATGTCTTCTTTTAAAGTCTTTTTAGTAACATCTTTTCCTCTACGACCATACGTACTTTCAGCAATTACAATGTTGCTAGTTGTCACAGGGAAGAAATTCTCAACAAAGATTCTGCTATCCTGCGTAGAAATATTTCCAATGTCAGATGTGAATAAAATTTTCCTCGTATGAGAACCGCCAGAAATAAAAACTTCAGCCTGTTTTGACAATAAAATGTGACCAGCATTTCTGTATCGTATAGATAACTCGTCAGATATTTTTACAATTTCATCGGACTGTATCTCTTCTATGTGAGATAAGACAGCATATACATCATCTTCAGTAAATAGTGGCTCTATATAATGTTCTGATTTTGAACTAATAAGTTCGGCATCTCTGGTATTGATCCATGCACAATCTAATAACATTTCTTTTATAATTGGTGTTGATTTTTGTGGAACAATAATTTTAGCATTACATTTGCCACGCGCATATAAAGCTGGCAATAGACCTATATGGTCGCAATGACAATGACCAATTATTATATAGTCAAGCTCTTGAGGTCTAATTCCTTGTAACATCTTACAATTCAATCTATATGTTTCCAACGGCGTATGACCATCCTGAATCATGCCACATTCAAACATATATGTATGTTCTGTTGTTCTAATTAGCGTACAAGAGCCAGTAACTCCATACGCATTACCGCCAACAACTTCTACGGTGACTTTATCTTTTTTCTTGCTAATAGCGATTACCGCCTTTCGTTAATAATCTAGTTTATAGTCATTCCATAATTTGAATAGCTCACGAATCCTATCATTTTTCTCGAAAACAAAAATAAGCTTATTTTTAGGCTTTGACTTGTCATACAAAACATCAACGAGGCAATCGCCTGCGCCAGCATTTATATAAGACCCAGCCTGAATAATGTTTCCTATAAAAACAACATTCTGAACATCGTAATCCCTATTAGTTACCTTGCTGTGATACTTCATCCGTTTATCCTCCTTATATTTTTGCAAAAAAAAAGGGTTATAAATGTAATTTTCTATAACCCTCCTAAATAACTACATTCATAACCAGGCTTATTATTTTTATTACCTTTCTCATTGCCTCCGCAAAGACCGAGCTTTCATCCAAGCCGCATACGACGCATCGTACTGTTTCTACGGTAGCCGTCCGAAAACGCTAATGGGTGCATGATTCTGGCGCGACTCGAACGCAGCATTACTACATTGAAAGTGTAGTGTCATATTCCTTTAGACCACAGAACCAAATGTTGGAAGCGGCAAATTGTAAAAATACAAATAGCACTGTTTGCAATTTAAACGCTTCATCCAGCAAATGCTCATTCCTAACTCATTCATTTATTAGCAACCACACACTACTTACTTTCCTGTCCAGATAGGATTTCTCCTATGTTGCCTTACCCTCAAATAAATAAATGTCAAATGCATGATACGTATATGAGCAACCGTTTATTATTTATTCTTCTAATATTTTAGGACTACGAAGCATAGTCCACTTGATAAGGTTTAACGTCTCTCATCCGACGATATAAAAGTCTGTGTAGCGCGACTTGAACACGCAACTTCCACATCCCAAATGTAGCGGACTACCAATTGTCCTATACACAGAAAAAGAGGGTAGTAGTAACTACCCTCAAAATGTATAATTTAGAAATTACGCAAACAATGCTGCAATTTCCTCAGCGGTAATTGTCTCCGGCTCAGCAGCTTCTAATGCTGAAACTTTGCCCTGAAGCGCAGTAATATTATCTGTATTTGTTTTAACAGCGCCGTTTTCAAGTGTGCTGACAGCGGCAGCAGCATCTGTACCTGCTTTCTTAGCGTCGGCAATAGCAGTAGCTGTAGCGCCACCATCTGCTAAAGATGTTTTTACATCTGCAATACTCTGTTTATTTGCTGATACATCTGCTTTTAAATCAGTTAAATCAGCAGCCTGAACAGCAGTGTCAGCCTTACCTAAAGAAGTCTGTACCTCTGCAGATAATTTAGCTTTTGTTACATTTCCATCGGCAATCTTAGCTGTTACAACAGCGTCGGTAGCTAATTCAGTAGCTGTTACAGAACCAGCAACAATCGTTGCAGAAATTTCTCTTGTTGCGGAATCAATAGCAATCTGAACCTGAGTAGCATTAGCTTTTGCTGTATAAATATCAACAAGTTTTCCGACATTGATATATATTTTATCGCTAGTAGCGTTTGCAAGAGTAAGTACTAAATAAGTACCAGCCTCAAGTCCTTTAGGATCTACTTCGACTGCACCGCTAGAAACAACCATATCCTTCGGAATGTCAATTGTTGCAATAGTAGCTCCACCCTGTTTAATTGTATATGATTTTGCCATGCCTTCTGTTGTTGTTTCTGTTTCAACAGTAACAGCACCTGCAGTCTGCATATCACCTACAGTTGTTTTGACTTCATTTACAGCTGCAACAACATTTCCTTTTGCTGTTGTCGTAAGGTCGTCTAAAGAACCGATTTTTGCATCAACAGAGTCTTTTGCGTCTTTAACTGCTTTGGCAACAGAGCCTTCCGTAGTGTCGTTAGCATTTAATTTTGCTATTGCATCTGTATTTGTTTTTACAGTACCATCTGCTAACTCCTGAACTTTAGTAGCGGCTGTACCAGCAGGATCGTATTTAACTCCTAATCCGTCGGCGTATTCTTTTGCTTCTGTTAAAGAACCAGCAATTTTACCTTTAAGCTTTTCATCATAGCTGGTTAAGCCGACAAGGTCTAAATATTTCTTTTTTGTGTCTGCCATTTCAAATATTCCTTTCGTTAAAATAAATTAAGTATTTCTTCTTGTGTAATAGAACAAGTTACATCAGCAACTTCGATATATTTCTGGAGTTCATCGCTCCATACAGTAATATTTTGATTTACTGTATTGACATATAATGTTGAAGATGTACCAAGCTCTGGAATTACCGTGTCTATAAATTTAATATCTGGATGAGAATCGCCACTTTCATTTGATGTGACCTGTACCCATCCATTGTTGAAATACCAAAGCAGAGCAGTGGTAATAACAAAATAAAAAGACCCATTAACAGGGGCTTCTAAATTTCTTCTATCATCATCTGTATCTAGTTGTACAATTTCATTGTAAAATACTCGTTTGTCACTAATATCTAGAGCAATCATACGCGAATCCTGAACGAATATTAATTGACCATTTTGGATTGCAATATCAGGTATTTTCTTAGACACTGTTGCAATTATAGATGTGATAGCTTTAGTCTGTTCACTTGCCATACCACATCCTCCTATACAACTTCTTTAATTGATAGTGCCTCTTCAACAGTTGACTGAATTTCTTCGCCAATCTTGACAGAGTCACCAATTTTGTTTCCACTAGCAGTTAGAGATAAAGTCTTATCCTCAAGAACAATATTGTCAGCCTTATTTTTATCTATTGATTCAACAGCAATTGTTGTAGCTTCAATCATAGCCTTCAATTCCAATATTCTCTGATCTAATACTTCTAATGCCTCATCACCAACTTTTTCAAAATAATCAATTAGAGGAGTGATAGTAATAGTAGTCTCTCCAGTATGTAGAACTTCTTCTGTTACTCCATTTTCAGAGTCTATATTAATAAAACTAATACGAAGTATAATGTCTCCGGCAAATTTAGTAATACCTGTATCTACATTCATTACACATCTTAAGTAATCATCTTTATATAACTCTTCATCCTTTATTAAATATTCAGAATGTGGGGTGTTATCAGGAGTAACATATTTCAAAACAACATCACATTCAGTAAGATTTATATCTTCATAAGTAGCAGGAAATAAAAATTGAATTTTGTCAACTAATTTTTCTCGCTGATATAATGTTGTTTGCACACTCTTACATAAGCTTTTATCATCTAGCATTAGAATAGTATACATAGATGTTCTCCCTTCATAGAATGAAAATATTATGTAAGCCGATGATCGGACTCGAACCGATAACCTGCTGATTACAAATCAGCTGCTCTACCAATTGAGCCACATCGGCATATCAGAGGAGAATTTACTCCTCTGTATCAAAATTATCGCCATTATCGTCGGTATTAACCTCTTTTTCCTCAATATGAACTACAGGTTCGTCTGTTAGGTTTACTGATTCTTTAATAGCGACTGATTTTTTCTTATTTTTTTTAATATCATTTTTCATGATATTATTTATAATATTTCTTACGGATTCCTTATAGGTTAACACGTCGGACAAATCACAGCTGTTCAAAGCGCGACAAGCTTCTTCTTTTGAGTAAAGTCCGCGGCTAAATAATACTACTGTATTATAAATATTATAATGATTCTCAGATTCGCACATAGACTTAAAAGTTTTATGCTTATCGCACGAATCACATGCATAATAAGGAACTCCGCATACCTTACAGATATGATTAGGCTTTTTGTTTTCCATGCAAGTCCCTCCGTTATGAATACAATATGGCGGCTTTTATACCGCCATACATATTTATCTACTCCTCATCACCAAGAACATATGTAGACATTAAGTTACCATTCTTGCTGCAGAAGTCTTTGTTTACTTTGAAACTGAATGGATGCTTAGAATCGCTATTCCAAGTCAGATCGTATGCAGATTCAAGTTTTGCGTTATTGCTCTGAACTGTTACAACAGTCTTAACGTCTGCGTTACAGATGTCGCGGCAAAGCACATCAGCCTTGATAACATATACTCCACCGAATTTATCAGCTTCATTATCAATAAGCATTGTTTTCTTTCCTGCATAATCGTAGAACACTGCGAACATACCAGATGTAACATTTTCTGGAAGCTCAATCTGCTTATCTGCTACTGCAAATTCTGTAGTAGTTTTTGCTGCTGCCTGAGCATAATCCTTTCCTAATGTTCCATCGTCGTTTAACTCATAAATAAATTTAATTTCATTACCTGTTTCACCTACAGGCTCAAAATCGAGATTGATTTTTCCACCTACTGCATCAGCAGCATCAAATGTCTGATAATAAGGTGTAACGATTGTTTTTACATCTGTAGCTTCCTGAAGATCTCCACCAGCCTGAGCTGCAAGTAATCCAAAGTTAACAAAAGAAGCGTTACCAGAAATGGAAGCAGATTTACCAGACTCAATTGTAGCAACTGTAGTTCCGTTATGATCTGCAATCTCCTTGCTGTTAGCTACTTCAACAGCAGTTGCAAAATCCTCAACATCTGTAAGCATAAATTTTGCCTTACCTGTTGCCTTATCAAAAGCTGTCAATCTCAAACAGTTATCCATAATAAGCTGTTTTTTGTTTGCCATTGTTATTTCCTCCCTTGAATAAATGAGCAAAAAAAATAGTAGGGCATATATAAACCCTACATGTTGCTTTTTATAATTGCTTTTTTGAAGACTCATACATCCAATTAAAATTGGATTTGTCAATTTTTGATGTATCTATCATTCCTGAGAATTGACCTTGTATGAGTGCTAAAGCTGATTTAGATTTTGAAATCTGATCTAAATCAGTAATTAGTCTATAAAAACCAATATCTAATAATTCATCAGCATTATACTTGCATTCGACTGTATTAGCACTGGTTATTATTAATGGCATAATAATAGATTCAAATTCGACATCAGAATTTTTATATTTATTTTTCTTTCGCCTATCTTCATCTATCAAATATTTCATAGTATATTTATTTGCCGCAATATCATGATTTCTTTTTAATTTATACATACTCCTAAGAGCAGTAGTGATTCTCATATATATAAGCTTATCTATAATTACGTCTTCCATATTTGGCTGACCATCAGGAAGTTCGTATGCAAGAAATTTTTGTCCATTAGAATTATTTATAAATAGTTCTAACTCTTTAAAAAAAATCTGCCTGCCAAAAATAATTGAATAATCATCCGGATCAAAAGCTTTATATAATATTAAAAATAAATCATAATCATCCATATCTTGCCAATTTATACCACCATTATCATATAGCTCGGACTTCATATCTGATGGCGTATAGCAAAATCTAGTTATAGCAGATAAAAACTTTGATTCTCCGTAATCTAAGATTTCTTGATTGATTGGCTGTCTTATGTGAATATATTTAGACACAATAAAATCTTTGCCATAATATAAGGTATATTCATCTACATCTTGCAAAAATTTCACCCCTAACATCTTACACAATTTGACATATTTCTCATTCTATCTCCACATGTTTTTATATTACCTTCCACAAGACTGTGTATTGTAAATTCAATTGCACGCGTTGCATAGTGAGTATCTGTTGTTGATGGGGTATCTTTTGTATGTTCTAATTTACAACCAAAGAAATTAGAATTGGAAAATTCTTGTTTTATCAATGCGGATAACAGGTCATGCCTTGCTAAGCCTGTTTCTTTATCTACATTACCTTCTTCCTCACATAAAATGTAAAAAGTAATAGTAGATAGTTTCATTTTATCAGAACCATATCTTGGCATTGAACCATCCCATGCAGTCTCAAAACATATAAAGTTTTTGTATTCAGACTGCGTTTGAGGGATCATATATTCCGGTTTAATAACAACGCCAAAATAATCATCTGGACAATCTTCGTCTAAGTTGGGCGAATTCAGAAAATGAATAATAGCCCTATTATTAAGTAATCTCTGCTTAATTATTTCTTTAAATCTACAGTTATCATCTTCGCCATTGACCTTAAAGCGCTTGATGATATCCTGAATTTCTTCCGGTTCTAACATATCAAGCCCTCCTATAAGCATACAATTTCAAGTTGCACTGTTGATTTAACTGTATCAGTTGTATCTTTTACACCTACTGTTAGTATCTTTGAAAGATACGTTTCATCTCCGAGAAATTTAATTTTTATTTCGTTGAAACTGTCCTCTGAAATTAATTTTATATCAATTAAATCAGATACGTCTATATTGTCTATGCTAAAACTCCAACATGTTTCATCAACTAAATACTTATCAATCTGAATGTTATTTTTGTTAAAAAATAATACAGATATTTTTTTATAACCACCGTTAACTTTTACCTGTGGCGAATTTCCGGAATATTGTATTTTACAATAATCACTGTTGTCGTCCTTCTCAATTACAGGCGGTGGAGTAGGTGTAAGTGACGACTTATTATAATCAGCAACCCAACATGGTATCTTGTCTTCTTCTGGTGCATCAACAGGAAGTTTTATTAACATATCTGTTAATGGATTAAATTTTGACTGATACAATGTTACTTTATATATTCCTATTGGATGTAAAGATTCCAGCTTAGAAACCTTCCATGTATTAGGATGTTTAACTGGTGGCGATATAATAAATCGTTGATTTTCAGAAGATTCTTCATCTATATAATAAATGTTTTCTGTAATACTGTTCAATGGAAACCAAATCTGGTCTTGGTTTTCTACAGTAGTGATCCTGTAATCCGTCCATAATCCTGAATTGTACGAATTACGTAATCTTGCTGTGCCACACATTCCATATATAGTTCCATTCATAACCCATGTAAAATAGAAATTACATGGCAAAACACTATATTTTCTAAACTGGTTTGCTGTATCATACGATACAATTAGCCATTTTCTATATACGCCTTCATCATCAGGTATATCAATATATAATCCTAATGGGTATTCGCATAAATATTTATCTTCATACTCAGATTTATAGTAATCTAATGGGCATTTTTGAAACGGTCTAAATTGTATATGGTATTCAACCTGATCTTTAGATACAGTTCCATACTGTGTTATAATAAACTTAGCGTCAATAGGCGTTTTAGTTTCGCTAACAGATGGATCGTAACCCTTTATTTTATGTTTTTGGTCATCATGAAAATAATCATAAATATAGCATTTTTTAGATTGAATATCCTCGTTCCAAGTAATATCCATGATTTGGTCTGATTCATTCTTTCGTATTTGACCATTAGTTGAGCCGGAAGAGGATAGTATTGATTTAAGTATTGCAAACTTTCCCATATAATAATTATTCCTTTATCCTATCAACTAAAGAATGAGCATCAAAAATAAGTTTTCTGTATTGCTTAAAATCACAATTATCCATATTAGAAATATCTCTAGCAGATTGTAATGTAGCTAGTAATTCTATTACTTCTGGAGAATTATTAAAAATATTATTCAAGCCAGATATTTGCAACATAAGCGTATTAAAATAATTATCAAGAAATTCATACTTTTCTTCTTTATAAAGAAGCAGCCAATGAATTTTTCCATGTAAAATTTTTTTATAATCGCTAATTTGCTTTTCAGGAAAATTTCCATAAATAGTATTCATTTATGACTCCTCCTGAGTTAGATATGAATTATTAGCAGTGACATGCTGGCTAATCAAGTTATACAAATCAATTTTTGAAACATTTTGCATTTCTTTTAAAGAATCGGTGTGATTTGCTTGTGAGTAATATTTTTCTTCTTTGCCACCATACACCTGATTTGTATTTAATGTTGATTTGTATTTTTGTGAAGACCATCTCCACGCAATACCAAGACCAAACACTTCGATGACGAAGTCATTGTTTGTCTCCTCATCATCTGCAGTAAATGAATTTTTTAATTCATAGGTGATTTTTTGTAATTCTCCATCCAAAACAATACTTGAAAATATTTTTCTTACTTTTGGAATAGCTCTTACTGAATGTAACCATTCTGATAATAATACACGAGCATCGTCTTCAAGCATTGAAGATACCTCGTATGCATTAACAGATACTAAAAATCTAGAATAAATATCATCGTAAGTAATAGAGGTCATAATAACGCCTCCCTATATTACAGTCCTTTGAACATTACGGCTAAATTTGTACCACACGCTTCATCAATGATGCTCACTTTGTTAATAGAATCTAATCTACCATCTTTAACCATGTCTGACGCTACAAGCATGACAGACCGTTTAGAACCTGCTGGTAATTCATTAAATACCTTTTTGAAATCAATTGTTGGCAATTCAATGATTGATTCAATATCATCTAAAACAAAAGTTTTGTCGTATAATTTTTTGAGCTGCTGCCAATGAGCCTGCTCAAGCAATTCCTCGTCATCAATGACAATATATGGAGCCATAATCGCACCATTTCTTGTAAGTAATGATGCCAATAAGTCCTGATATTCTATATAATTAACATCACCTTTCTGAGCAAATAAATATGTCATCTTTGTTTTGTCACCTTTATATAAAAATCTTCCAGGGAATACAGAGCGACATAAAACAAGGTCAGAAGGTTCATATTTTTTAATTGGAGTAGATGTTTTTGTCTTTGTCTCCTCTTTTACTGACGCTACATTCTTTTCAGAAGCAGCAGTAGTGGCTGTTTTTCTTGCTGCCATAAAAACTCTCCTTTGTTTCCTATATTAAATAAGGGCTACCATACAGGTAGCCCATTTTATTAACATGTTAAGAAATTACCCATGTACCAAATCTACGATTTGTGATGACCTCGCATCCGCAAGTAGCCTGTACTTCATAATCCATAGATTTATCCTGACGTGCTGCAGAATCTGTAACCTCAGTAATTTCTGTATCTCCCTCCCAATAGAATTTAATAGGTTTGTCCATGTTATTTGGGAAGATGTAGATATATTTATCTTCTTCAAGATATTTTGTTGTATCATTCAAAGCAAATGCCTGTGGTAATTCAACAAGCTGCGTTCCTTCAAATGTACCGATACGACCCATTCTATATACGTCGTTCTTTGCATCCTCTGAAATCCACTGAACATCTCCAAGTTTTCTTAACTGGGAAAGGGCAACTTTTGTACCAACAATCATAGCTGTTGAATTTGTTGCTAATTCAACGTCCTGAATTAATTTAACAAATTCATCATGAGAAGCAGCCTCCATAGCTCCGCCAGAATACCACTGTGTTTCAGGTAAACTCTGTCCAGCAGATACAAATGCTGTATGCATCATAGTATCAACATATCTAGATAAAGCCTCAGAAATTTTCTGGATTAAATCAACCCAGCTTTCTACTCCCTGTAAGTATCTTGATAATGACATGTAAATTTTTGCTCCAATAGAGCTTGTCTCTATAGATCTCTCTGTTCCTTCGCCAAGTCTCTGACGGATCATATCGTGATGACCGTTATTAATCTTAGAAATTGTAATAATTGTCTTGTCTGGAATATAGAAAGAGTTTTTCTGTCCAAGACGATTATTTTTTGTCTCTACAAGTATTCTGAAGAATGCAGATTCATTCCATCCAGAAACCAATGTGTCCTCGATTGTATCTTCAATAATTTCAAAAGCAATTGTATTTTTCTCTTTACTTCTTAAAGCATTTCTAACTTCTCTATCTGTTGGATGTTCAGGTAATCCGTAGATTTCTCTAATCTGTCGTCCTATGCTTTCGTTTGCTTTTGCAAATGTAACACCAGCTTCGAGTTTTCCATTTACTGTATCAATGCATAACTTAGAGAAGTTGGCATATTTATTAGCCTCGCCAAATACTGACTGAAGACCGTTACTATACTCATTAAACTGTAAACGCATAAAAATAGTTCCTCCCGTTAAAATAATTAAACAGCCATGTTTCTAAGAACATGAATTCTGAAATTACCGTTTTTAGCCACATCTTCGATGATTGCTACAAAACCTCTTGTACCTTTTGCTGGCGCAGATTTTCCTAATGTTGTAAGCTTGAATTTACCTGCTTCAACACCAACATATTCACCAACCTCTGGATTTGCATCAGCGCCAAAAGACTCTTTTGAAAGAGCAAATCTATCATGTCTATCAAGGTCATCACCCTGAGCGATTTCACCTTTCTTGATGTAGTACTGGCTTTCTTCCTGCATTTTTGTGTTGTATTCTTCGTAAATCTTTACCTGATTTGCAATTAAAACAATTTCGTCTGTAATTGCAGGAGCTTCTGCTTTGTAAACTTCAGCCTCTTTATATGCGCCAACTTTTGCAACGCATCCGTTCTCTAAGTCTGACTCACAAACAAGGTTTAAAATATGACGACCATATGTAGTAGCAAGTAATGCACTTGTTTCTACAACGCCATTTTTTGTGTAAGCGTATTTATCAAAATTGCTTGCCATTTTGTTTTCCTCCTAAGAAAATTAATTTTGAGCACAAAAAAAGAGCCTTTCGGTGAATAGTCACCTTATGGCTCGATGTGCTAATAAAGTTATTTGTTATTTTATTATTCTAAAATACCGCCGTATGGCAAGTATTCGTTATCAGGCTCTGAATATCCAACTCTATTATGATGTTTATTATCAGGGTCTTCAGCAAAAGTAAATTTTCCGCCAGCCTTAGCAAACGCTAATAACATAGAATCGCATTTACTTGCTAATTCATCAAATGAATATTTTTCAATATCTTTTGTTAATTCAGCAAACTCGGCAGAATTTCTTATTGCCTCGTAATCTTTAGATGCGATAAGTTCTTCTTTTTTCACTTTTTGCTCTTTTTCTTCATATACAGATAAACGTTCCTGAATAGAAGAGTAGTTTGCTCTCATTGACTCTAATTCAGCTTTTTCGCTTGCTGTTAAATATTCTTTGAATAATTCTATTCTTTCTCCGTCAAACGAAACAGCATCATCATCTTTAATATAATTCTGACGATAAAGCTTATCTCCATCCCAGTTTGAGTATACGAAATACTCGTCATATACATTTTCAATGTAGTACCATTCATTGTCTGACTCTTCGTATGAAGCTAAAAGATTGTATAATGCATATCTTACATCTTCATGGCTGATTTCGTATGTACGTACAATATTTTCAAAATGCTCTGACACTGTAGAAGAAGTGTTTTCATTTTCATCTAAGCCTGGTTCTTCTGAGCATTCCTCAAAATTAGAACCTTCTTCTGTGGTGCTATTGTCATTCTGACCGTCTGTATTCTCAAATACTTCTGCAAATTTTTCTTCCAACTCTTCATCTGTTAAATCTGTATATTCAAAGGTAACATCGTCAATAGTCTTATTATATTTCTGTAATAATTCTTCAAATTTTGTCATATTGTCCTCATTTCCTCCTTCCTCACATTTTTCTATGTTATTATCAACGTGCGAAAGAATATAATCTAACTTCTTGTGCATGTCAGATAATTCATTATAAATATTTTCAAAATTATCATCGTTTTTATTAAAGCTAGACAATTTTAAATTAGCACCTTCCATACCAGGTGCTACTGCTTTGCCATTAGGGTCTTTTCCTAAAAGTGTGACCCCGGATAAATAAAAATCTTCAATATTTAACGCCTTATTAGTAACGTCATAGCTCATAGACCTAATAACTATTTCAACTGACACAGGACATTCCTGTTCTCTTTTTATAATATCAGCAGCCTTTGTATATTCCTCATAAATATATCCATCTGCTTCGAGATAAGTCTTATCTTTGTCTTTGTCGTATACTAATTTAAGTTCAGATGTACTAGGTATATGACCGACAGGTATTTCGTCGTATATTGTTTCTCCATCTTCGCTTTGATGCATATTATGAGAATAAAATTCATACTGGTCGCCAACCTTATGAATGTATCCCAAAATAGGTCGTTCAAAAAATGACGGCATATTTTCTTCCATATTATTTTTGGAAATTTCGCTTTTATTCAGATTTTTATCTATATGGCAAGCTTGCAAATGAACTGGTAATAATCCTTCTTTATGCTTGTCATCAATAGTATCATCATATCTAATACTACCAAGTGTAAAAATCACAAGCTCATCATCCTCATTACCATTAGAATTATATGAAAATGATTTTCCATGTTCTACAAAAAAATCATACAAATCTTCTGCGTATAAATAATTCTTACTCATTATATAATGTCCCTCCTTTCTGATTGTTTTTCGTATTATAGACAAATTCTATTTGTATAGTGTATTTTATTAGCATCAAAGTTGCACTTATCAAACTTAATTGTCGAATCGTTTACAAAATAAAAAAGGTCGGAACATGTTTGAATCTGATTAAAAACTTTTGCAAGTTCGACAGCAGTAGCAGAGTCATCTGTAACTATGAAATTTTTATTCATTTATTTATACTCCCTTCCTGTAAGACCTGAATCAGTAATGTCTGCATCATCTTTTAAAGGGGCGCCGTCAGAACCATCGCCATTTTGTTGCTTATCTGTTTTTGTATATGATGTTGAAAATGGGATAAGTTTATTTGTAATGTCAAGCACATTATTTTCCAGATATAATTTTGAAAGTGTCTCAAGTGGCGTGAAACCGTCGAGACCACCAACTTCAAGCTTAAATGGAAGACCATTTTGACCAGACTCAAGAAGCGATTTTTTATAATCAGATTTTGTGTATGGAGATACCATCATACATTTTACATACGCATGACCATCTCCGATTTTATATGTAAGATAACAGTTTATCCATCTTTCAATCTGCGGTAGAACAGTGCCGATAGCATTCAAAGTATCGCTAATTAACTGAGCATTACATATTGCAGAATTGCTTTTTTCAGAGTATAAAACCTCGCTAGATGTTGCGTTTTTGAATAAATTTTTGTTAGCATTTGCAATAGAATCGGTGTCTTCTGTAGTAGTACCTTTAAACTCAATAGTATCTATTGGAACAGGTGACAGTACCGCTCCGACACATTCCGGCAATTCTGATGCAAGTCTATTATAATAATCAATTGCGGTATCAACATCTACCTCGAATTGATCAGCAGTATCTGCATTACCAAGAACCTGTAATCTTGCAACAAGTAGTTTATAAATAGAAAGCTCATCCTTTACAGCCTGTATGCTTTGCAAGTCTATCAAATCAATAATCTGCTCGAACAATGCTGCAAATGGCGGATAATCCATTGTTTTATCGTCAATATTTACTTTGATACAAATTTGTTTCTCTAGGTCTAATTCCTGCCATCTATTTGCAGTTCCGGCAGTATATGCATTATATTTTTTTTGAAATTCTGAATCCCAATTTTCCAAATCATTTGTATGACTTCTAAAATAAGAAAAATCAAATGCAAATCTAAGACATCCAGCGTCATTAGACGACACCCTACAGTAATTTCCATCAAGAATATGAAAGAATAATGTTTCGTCATCATCATATACATATGCATAAACAGTGTCTTCTCTCCATGCAACTATTAATAATTGTAAAATCTGATTTGCAAGATTCATTTGCTGCAATTTTTTTAAAGTATCATAATAATTATTTTTTAATTGCTCGTCATCAACCTCATCAAAATTCTCAATAATAGGTATTACAGAAACAGCATTTAAATCAACCATCTCTGCGTTGTACCATATCAACCGCCTGTAGTTATAACACAGTCTGTATAAAAAACTGCTAAGCGTGCGCAGGTTTGATTCATAGTTTTTAGGATTGCGAAGATACTGTCTTAATGTTTCCTTATTGTAAGTTGTATATGTTCTTGTTTCTGTTTTAGTAAGGTCTGCAAGAGCAAGAGCGTCCTTTGTGGCTTTAAATATTTCTTTCATTCTGTCATCAAATTCAAGTCTCTCTCTTATTTCTTTAACAGACTTATCTCCTGATGGAGTATTTATTTTTTTTTCAACAGGCATAGAAGTGTAGCTAGTAGTTTCCTTTCCTGTCTGCTTTGGCGTATTAACTCTAGTAGCCAAATCTACGCCTCCTTTCGTATATAAAAAACACGCCATTAAAGTAATGAACTTCGTTTGGCGTGTTTCATAGGTAATATTTTTGCAAGATTATCTGGTTTAGCAACCTTTCTTTGTGTAATACTTTTTCTTCGTTCAACAGAAAGACCATATGCACATAATGCCATAGTATAGCTGCGGTCATCATGTAATATATTTGCCTTTTCAGGACATAGCTCGAATGAATCTCGTCCACTTTTATTTGGCTTTCTTATCATATTAAGCATTTCCTCTTTCATAGCATCAATATTTGCAAGAGCCATTTCTTCTTGCCAGTCAAGTCTCTCAATTCGCGTATTAACACACTGAATTTTAGCAATTTCTTCTTTTAATTTATTATCAAATTCTTCCTCTGTTAGCTTTTTATTTTTCTTAAGCTTTTCGGTTATGATTGCTTTTTCTTTGTCTAGTTTGGCTTGGTCTATATCAAATATTGTCAAACTTCCTTTATTATCATAAGTAGAAGTAAATTCTATTTTATCCTGAGTCATTAACTCAATAAGTGACTCATAAATAATTGATTTATAAGCGGTAGGTTCAAGCAGTCTTAATTTATCTACAGCATTAGGGAATCTTGATACATACTCAGAATAGTATTCTTTGTCTATAAGACCTCTATGTTTTGTACCTGCCTCATCTACCCAGTCTGGCATTAAAAAGTCGCCAATATTTTTACCACCACCACCAGAACCAGCGTCTATATATATTCCAAGAATATTGCCATATGCATCGGCTCCAGCATTGTAAGCAACAATAACTTTTTTCAAATAGTCAATCTGGTCAGGAGTTCTCATTGGCGATTTTATCCTTTTGCCTAATTGCATTAAATTTATACAATTAACAACTCTTGCACGAATATCTTTTTTGTTGTTTTCAAGAGTAACTGTGTATACTTCTATTACAGTAATTACAGAGTTATCATGTGAACGAGCTGGATCGTATGCAATAATAAATTTTTTATCACCAGTGTCATTAAACAAGAGAGGGCGACGTGTAATCTCATTTCTTGTAATAACACCACGTTTAAACAATCCTCTGTCACCAAGGTCTGCAGAAAATTGGCAATAATATTCACGTCTTGCCTTTTCAGGGTTATTTCTCATTGCTGTCTCTATAGTTTTTTTACTATACAGCGGAGCGATAACCTGACCATGCTTTGTAGGCTTTAAAACTATTTCACAATCAATTTGTGCTACAAAATAATCTGTATCACCCATAATCATGCGTTTTGAAAAATCTCTATATAGTTTATAATATTCTGTATCAGTAGAAGAAGCAGAACTGATGTAGAACAATTGGTTAGGTACTGGATTAGGTATACATCTTAATCTACTCATATCAATTGAGTTACCATCTCTGTCTTTACCAGTAGCAAAACCCTTATTAACAATGACAAAAGCAGCATATGTATGCATCATGTCTGCATCCAAGAAACCACATTCGTCAAATACGACTAAGTTACCACGCGAACCACGTTTTTTATCAACATTACTGTTCAGCGTTTTAGTCATAGAACCGTTAAATAAATTATAAGAAAAGCCGTCAGATGAATGACTAAATCCATCTCCGGCTGCATTTTTTACTTCTATTTCGTTTTTAAAAATATAACCAGAAGAACCCATCATGCTTTCGATATTGTCGTTTGCAAGTTTTTCTAGTGTTGTAAATGTTTGTTCAGCCTGACTTCCGGAACCAGATGCAATATAGCTCCAGTAGTTTGTAAATAGCATATCCTTAGCCATAATAATTATGTCTGTAATTGTCGATTTTCCAAAACCTCGACTACAAACTAAAAGGACGTTTGGGCACATCCAAGCTCGCTGAACAATATAAGCTTGACTATCCAAAAGTTCTATATTAAAAAAATCATCAATAAATTTTACTGGATTGCACTGATAATATCTTTGAATTTCAGCAATAGTTATTAATGATTCAACTTTTTTACTAGACATTGCATATGTACCGGGTTTTACATATACGGTATACCTGTTGTCATCACCAAACATTTCTCGTATGTATTTCTCTTTCATGCGAGGCAATGACTTAATAGTATATTTTTCAAAGTCTATATTTTCGCTAATTTTCTGAATCGTCTGTTGAGCTTTCGGATTCGTTTTCACCATCTCTTGAATCACCATTATTCTCAGCCTCCTCATCAGAAGTAAAGCAAGCGTACAAGTCATCTAAATTAACAAGCCTGCTTGTATCTAAAAGTTCATTCTCCTTTAAGAAATCTCTTAGGTCTATGTTTTCTCTTAACAATATTCTTGAGATTTCTTCATAATTATTTTTTTGTTCTTGTAAAGTCCTTATCATAACCCTCTGATCTGCAACCATATCTGACCACTCAGAATCATCAAGACGCAATTGCTTCATGATTGAAGCATCACTCATTTCCATAACCTGCTGCATACCTTTACAAGTCCAAATATCAAATCCATTAACCTCTCCTTCTCGAAGATTTATTTCTTTGATTTTTTTGATTTTACCAGTCCATGTATTTTCACCTTTTTTAGCATTTTTGCTATTTTTCAATGATATGCAACTTTGCTCAGCTAATTTAGTTATTGACTGAACTATGTTGGCTTTCATAGACTGATAGTTTTTAATAGCATTTATATTTCTTTCTATATTTTTTAAATCTCCACTATCCTGTACCAATTGTGCAATAGCATCATCAATCTGTGATAACTGAAGAAATCCTCTTACTATGCTAATTGTAGAAGAGGTGCGCATCATATCGTCATTTCCTTCTTCGGAAGAGTCTAAGAATCCTATTAATTGCGCATATAAAAAAGGCTGGTCAGATAACTTTTCCCTTTCAAAAGGAAGGTATCCGAGAAGCCTTAAAGTATCATCTTTATTTTTTTCAAATTGTTTTATTACCTCTTGGTCTTTTGGCAGTTCGTCAGTAGCTAATGTAGCCATAGAGTATGCGCCACCTGTATAACCATCACTATCTTGGTATGTCAGAGTATAATAATTCATCATTGAAATATTTTTAATATATGAAGTCCATACATTATTTTTAGTCCTGCCAGATGTTGTATTTGCAGCCTCAAGTAAACTCGCATCCCAAACAGCATCAAGCATAGGCTTATTTAATGCCCTACATGCTAAGTCTACGGTTTCTTTTGTAGGCAGTTTTTTTTCGCCATCAATAGTAGGCATAGCAATATCTTCAGCACACGATTTGCATATAGACGTTACGCCAGATTTGTAAGTAGGAGCAGTAGAAGAGTAGAATGTTCCTCTGGAATATACATCGCCACACTTATTACATGTAAAAAAATCTTTACCAACTCCAAGAGCGCGTAATAACTGTAGTTTATACTTGTCTTCTAAGCCGTTAAATTCACTTACTGTTTTATCAATAAAATTATTTACATATTTTATTTTTTGACCAGTATCAGATGCTGCTTTAGCAGCTTGATTTATAACTCGTGCCAATTGCAGCACCTCCATTTAATCCTTATAATGAAATAACTTTTTTATTAGTTATAAGCCGCTTGAGAGATTCGAACTCTCGTATACTGGGTGGAAGCCAGCAGTACTAACCACTATACGAAAACGGCAATAAAAAATCTCGTACTTATGCACGAGATTTATATTCTTTAGGCTGAGATTTTTGACCTAATATATTAGCATCTGCCATCGTTGGAAATGGCTAATCACACTGCCTGTTAAGCAGTAGCTAACAACAACACCGATTTTGACATAATCGGCAAACTCTTACTACGAAGTATTATAGATTTTCTTTCATCACATCGCCTCTTGCGGAGTTCCTCAGATTGCAGTCTGACACGGTTGCAATTACTTGTACTTTCTCATATAACACCTTGCGAGCGCTATACGTCACCATATCTCAGGTGAATAAGTTGTTTTTCTCTTCATAGTCATGCACACTTTTGCTATTTAAAATATTAATATAATCATATCCTCTAAATAAAATCACAATTTATTTTATTAATTAATATAAGTATGCATGTTAAAAAAATGGGTGACGAGGTACATATTTGACCATCACTACCTTTTGAGTAGCGCCCAGTCATCGCCATCCTGCTTGACTTGCGATCGTCTTGCTTTGCACTAAGTTTCCTATCTTTCGACTTGAGAAAACTACATACAATCTGACCAGCAGTTATACTTGCGATATTTCCACCAATCATACACGGATTATCCCCACATTTCTGTGTTAATTAGCAGTGCCTTTTTCATGACACCTACCTAACCATATTCGCCAGCAGTCGCCCTTGAATAGAAGGTTAGGCATAAATCCTATGTGTTTTCCGTTAAGCTGTAAAATTACAGTCGCAGTTTTTAAACATATAAAACCACTTTATACATGTCACCATGCTTATTTTTAGATTTGACATCTACTGATCCGAAACCGACCAGTCCTACAAAGTAGGAAAATCCGTGAGGATGGATTTGAACCATCGAACTCAAAGAGACCTGATTTACAGTCAGGTGCGTTTAACCAGACTTCGCTACCCACGGTAAAAAAGGCAGTAGTAGTAACTGCCCATATATTACATTTCTTCTTTAATTCTTTTTTTTATAACTTCTGACGTGGCAAATTTTAACACATTACAGTTCAAAGGTTCTCTTGTTACAGGGTCACTGCATTTTCTTGCCTTAACTGATAATGCGCCAACTCTTGGGATTCTAACAAAATCACCTTTTAATAAACATTTTGTAATTACATTACTAAATACATCTAGCATTTTTGCAGCATCATTTTGATTGAAAACAATCTCATCCATAAATAATTTATTCATTTCATCACGAAGTTCTGTTTCAAATTCTTTCTGCTTCATACAGTCCACCTCAGTGCTTAGAGTGTTTTAGCAGCCCAATTAGCATTATTACCTCTTAATAATGAATATACTGGCTTTGTATATTTGATTTTTTCTGTGCCGTCTTCGTCTTTATATTTATGTGGAATGCCTTTGCATAAATCATTGGTACATACAGCAATGTTGCCGCCGAAGTATGTCATTCTATCGTCACAATATTTACATGTTGGAATTGTTTTCTTTAAAACATTTTCTTTCCATTCATTTTTCTCTTTATCAGAAAACTTTCTAGGCTTTCTTTTTGAAATAGCAGAAAGCTCTGCGAGAGAAGTAAAATGTGCCGTGTCATTTTTTCCTAATCTAAAGTCACTCATAATATAAAATCTCCTTTTAAATCCTTAATAGCATATTTTGCTATTATTTATTTTAATTCGATAGGGTAGTAGGCAACGACCCCACCTTTATTACATACACATACCATTTGCGATGGTTTTCCCGTCAATCTTTTTTCAATAGTGTATGAATCTCCACATCCTGCAAGCGAACCACCACGAATCATTTTTACACCATTTGTCTCATCTACTGAACAAACATGTAAATGCCCAAAGGTTATGGCATATGGAACAAATCCAAGTGCTAGACATAAATTCTGAACACCCGATTTATTGTATGAATCATAATCACCATGTACAGCAATATATGTCTTACCTCTGATTGAAATATCAGCAATGCCAGTATCTATATTTCTATTCATAACATGGAAATTATTAATATGTTTTAACGACATTTCTACAGACCAACTAATAATATCGTCTAATCTTTCGTCATGTATTGCATCGTCCTTCCGATCAATCCTAGTATGGTTGCCGACTACACTTGACATAAACACGTTTTCGAAATGAAAAGACAGCTCATAACAAAATGAAGATATTAGTTCCGTCGCAATTTTAATCTGGTTGATTACATTTTCTCTATTTGACACCTGTATACTTTTATGAATATTTCCAGAAATCAGGTCTCCCTGTAGACTTACATAGCAGTTTTTAGCATCATGCAGCTGTCTTATCTCAATGATGCTATTTAACAACTGATTTAATCTACTTTTAGCAATATCAGAATTATATTTACCGAATATAGATTCAAAACACTGACCTATATGTAAATCACTTAAAATAACTAATATGTCATTATCCGAATTTATAGATATACTGTCATGTGTATCAAAATTAACTCTTCCAGAAGACATGAGGCTGTTTTCTAATTTATCTAATTTTTCTTCAACTCTGGCATCAATATAATTTTGCTTACTCCATGCATTTCTTTCGTCTCTGAATTGTACTTTTTTTCGCTCAAGTTCTCGCTGAGCATCTTTTAATTCTCGTAAATACTCATCAGAATCAATAAAATGTTGTAAATTTGCGTCCATCATTTTCTTAAATGACTGATATTCTTTACGAAATTTTGACTCATTATATTCAGTACCAAGTAAATTATTTAAAATATCAGCGACATCCTGCCAAGAACCAATAGTATCTTTTTCAGAGCATATTCTATATATTAGTTCTTCATCAGACTCGCCATCATAGCGTCTATATTGCATAACCCCTCCAATTAATCCGTATCCATTTAATCAAAAACACAAAAATACGCCACGAACATAATCGCAATGAAAATGCTCGCAGCGTCTTCTGAGAAAAATATAAGAAAAGAATGAAAGTATTTTGAAGAAAAAAGTTTTTCATTTTTCTCTTCATACCATATATGTAAAGAACAAATTATGCCATCAAAGCCAGTAAACACAAGGCTTTCAGCAAATTTCTATTTTATTTGTTGGTTCTAATACTGTAAATTACTATATTTTTTTACATAAGAGTTATGTTTTACAACTCTATCAAATTTATCCTGACATTCCTTACATCTTATTGTTTTATTGTTTTTGGAAGATATTTTAAATTCTTTCCTACAATCAATGCAGATAATATCTTTTAACACCATTGGTTTTGATATACAATTTTTACAGAACTTTTGTGAATTTGAATTTACTATAAATAGCTTCCCACATTTTTGACATGTTTTATAATTATTTTTGGTTCTTGAACTTGGTACAGACAAACCAGATATTTCATATTTGAAATTTCTAAAATAACATTCAAGGCTTTTGCAAAAATATTTTACATATAATTTGTCAGCATTCCATTCGCGCTCAAAATAATTATCTCTAGGGTGAGTCTGGTCGTAATCAAATTCAGTCTGACAATTATCTAGGATTCTTCGTAAATAATTATTTACAATAACTATATATTCTTTCCACGCAAGAGTTATTTTGCTATTTCTATTTTTTATCAGTAATTTGTTTGCTTCAGACAATCCGTTATCTATTTTCTGTTGAATATATTCTGGAGTATAGTCTGCGCCTTCAACAACGTCATAGTACAGATGTTTTGGCAGGTACATTAAATCCTTGTATCTTTTATCTGTCATAATATTTTTGTCGAAATTAAAACTATATATATTATTGATTTTCTGACGAATTAGGTTTTCCCAGCCTACACGTTTTGATGTGTGTCGGTATGATGTATACTCCATTTCTGTATACTTTGAAAATATCTCATTATATTCCGGCATAGATGCGATTTTATTGCAAATTTTATAAGTTATTTTTTTCTTTACGGTTGTTCTGTAATTACCACATTTCCAAATTCTATTCTTTAACTCTTCAAATATTGTATCTTTTTCTTCGGCAGTAGTAGAAGGATCATTATAATCCTCTACTATGTCGAAAATTGAATCGTAATAAGCTATATTTACCATTATTCACCTTCTGATGTCATATAATAGTTCTTTCCAAGATATTCATAAGTATCATTTGTTTTATACGGCGCTTCAGTTATGCGTATTACCTTTCTTGGATTAGAATTATCTTTGAGGTTCTTTATGATATAATCGCCAAATACATTCCATGCCATAATTTTTGATGATGAAAGATTTTGATATGAAACATAAATTACATAATTAGCTATCATTACTTCGTCATCACATCCGGACATATCTTTTATCAAATTAATATATTTATTACTGAGTTCGCTCATATACATTTCTTGTGTTTCCTTATCTATACAGTCAAACTTACTAATAAATACACTAAAATCTTTTTGATATTTTGAAATATAATATCTAGAGGCTCTTAGTAAATCTTGGTTTTTATAATCATAATCAGTATTTGTGATTAAACAACGAGTATCTACATATTCATTGTTCCACATTAAATTCTTCTCCCATTTACATATATACTCACATAACTCATTCATTGGAGATGGTGATTTGAATGCATTTAACGCACGTTTTTCTTCTTTTGGTAAATTTTTATTTTCTACCTGAATTTTATTATAAGCATCTAGTTTCTTTGGATAGTTATATAATAAAAAATATGGCAGTTTTTTCATATATTTACGGAGAGATGCATTCATATGCCATCTAACACCTGTTTTTAAGTAATCAATTTCTTTTCCTTGTAAAATCCTTAACAAAGATGCATAATCAGAATACCGCTTCTTTATTTCAGGATTTTCTGTGTATTTATTTTCAATACTCGTTCCAACGTTTGTGATTTCACCGATCCGTGAGTCTCTTGTCATTAATTCATATTCAATTAAGTTTTCTTTTGTATACTCCTTAGAAACAGCGGTAACCTTATCTTCAATGTCAATAATTATTGGCTTATCAATTTTACTATTGATAATTATTGGATCATTACATAAAAAAACTATATCCCCGTCAAAATCTGCACCGCCTTGTTGTGGGGCTGATATGTCATACATATTAAACATGACAACATCTTGATTTTTAAAATATGAAAACCATTTTTTTACAATATCATTGGTAACAATTTTTATTTTGTTTACTTCTGAAGGACATACTAGAGGAGAGCGAAACGACACGCAATCTCCGGGTTCGATTGTCTCACAAAAAAACTCACCAGCATTTAAACATCCGACAGGTTCTTTACCGGCAGCATATTCTAGATATCCAATCATGTCACCAACTATAGTATGATAAAAACCACTTCCGTAAATTTTTCCTAATTTTGCTTCATTAATATACTTTTGTAATTTACGGTAAATAAATCGTTTAACAGCAGGATCTTTCAGCATAACATCATTAGCCAAAGCAGCTTCTATATATTTGCTTTCTGGTTCATAGGTCGATGTATCTGTAACTCCCATAAATTTGTACGTATAAAATTTATCTCCGCTAATTACTTTTTCAAAAAGACCAGTAGTGTATTTTGCAAGTTCTATAACCTTACCAGCATTTTCTTCATCAAGTATGTTGTAATCGTCTTCGAGATGCTTAAAATGTTCAATGTATTTTGGATTCCATAAATCCAAGCATTGCAGATATTGGAAATTCATACGTGCCTTAAGCTTAAGGTTTTTTACATGATGACTGTATTTACTAATACCAAGTTTAAATTGATATTTAATAAATGTTTCCATATATTTATTCCAAGCATCACTTCCGTATTTTTGTTTGAAAATTTTATGACCCTTAAACATAGATGTATTCCATATACAATCAATATCATCTATATTATGAGAAACTCCATACACATCGGTTATTTCAGTTACGCCCATTTCTTTGTATATCTCTCTGAATGGAACATACACGGAATATCCTTTTACAAATGGCATACGTACTTGGTTGCCTATTGCCATATAATCAAGACCAAGTGCAGCGGAGGTAGTTTCTGCAAATTCAATCTCATGACATCCACATCCATCAAATGGAGATAATTTAATATCATGTACACCTTCCTCTATACGGCGCAGGTTATATGTTTTTATTTCTCCGGTTTCTTTGTCTGCAAACTCTTTGGGTTCAGAAACAACGTATCTTATAAGTTTATCTTTTATAATTTTTTCATACTCATCAATGATTACTATTCGTGGAATATAATTCTTAACCAAAGTGCATGAACTAAATACGAGACATCTTTGTGCTTCATATTTTGAAATAACACATTCGCCAATTTTTATATCCATTTCTGTAATCATATATAATTCATCATATATATCTTCCCTTACAAAAGCAGTAATACCATTTTTGCCCTGAGAAGCTGATTTGCCGAATCTCACATATCTATTATCATTAAATAAAAAGCCATCTGATAACACATATCTAAGATCCGATTCAGTTTTTGGATTTTTCTTTGCCTCTAAAAGTATTAATTCAGGGATATGATTGTTAGGTCTTCCTCTTAAGCGTTCAATTTGGTCAAATATAGGAGAATCTGTCTGCTTGATAAGAAAACCTTTTTCCAATCCTTCCTTAGTAGTACAGTGCATATCAAAATTGCTCTTGATTAAGTCTTTGAGCGGAATCTTGAATAAGGTGTATAGTCTTTTTTTCATATGCTATTCCTTTCTATATTTATTATTTAACTCTTTTACATGTTTGTTATAGGAGCGAACAAGCTCTGTAATCATTACTGATGATTCAGGAGTTTCTCCGTATGTATTTAAAATATGAAGTCTTTTTTTCTTATAATCCTTATATGCATTAATAAGTTCTTTCTCGCGCTTAAGTTCCTTTTTTGATGGTTTATACGCTAGAGGACGATCCTCAATTTCAAAAAACATTGTTCTTGGTTGATTTTTGGTTCTTTCATTTGTTAATAACATCTCTGTTTCCTCCTATTTCATTAATCCAATTTATCAGCAGATTCCTCATTCTTTTACTTGGGATATATACTGTCACAGATTCTCCACTTCTTATTCTTGTTCTCCATAACCACTGGAGAAGCTCTGACAGTGCATATCCATCTTCGTCAACATCAATTCCTTGTTGAGTGAAAAAATTTTTAACTCCTGGGTTTAAATAAATATTTACTAGATAAGCAGCACAATAAGTATCTCTATATTTATTTGTTGCTCTTGCGTTTAAAGGTATAAAACCTTTGGTGTAACCTCTTCCGGCTATCTTAGCCTTATAACACTTAAAAGTAGTCCATACGTTATAACATGTTTTTGATTTCATGATATTTTTAAAAAAGTTATATGTATTTTTCTTTAGACGATCATACTCATCTTTATTTTTCATATACCATGTTTTTGACAGAGCATAAGTATCATCACCTATTGCATTCATTTTTTGATTATCAAGAACACTTATCAAATCTAAATAGTTATAATGCACATTGGTATTTTCTGTTGTAAGAAAATATGTGTCTAATGAATTTCCACACACATATAAATAATCATATTGTATTTTGTGATAGTCAAAGTAGTAGCGTTGTATTTGTGCCTTAAATAAATAAGTAAGTACATATACATCTTTAAAATGCTTAAATATATTTATTGGAAACATCCATAATACAAATGAATTTCCATACATTGTTAAGCATCCGCTGTCACATAAATATTTATATTTATTAAACAGACCATTATATTCAGGATCTTTCCATGTAACATGACCATCATCATCCACATTGATAAGAGTGGTAAGTATTTGCAAATCTTGCTTACATATTTCTAATGGTTGGACTACATTTGCAACTTCATCCATTATTAAGATGTATTCACCATCCTTAAATGAATCTTTTGTGATGTCATTAAATTTCATAAATAATGAATGCGTCGAAACTATATTCTTGCTATCTTTAAACATGCGTCTTATATCTTTTGTCTTTGTAGACTTCTTTTCATCAGTAAGAACTGGTTCATAAAAATCTTTTTCAGGACAATTTTCTTTGATACGTTGTACTTCCTCTAAATAAGGTGTAATATATAAAAATTTTTCAGTGGCAGGAGAGGAGTTAATAAAATTTATCATTGCGGTAGATTTACCAGCTCCAGGTATTGCATCTACAATATGCACTGCCATTAAAACACCTTCTTACCCATAATAGTTCCTATGCATTGTCTTACTTCTAATTCTGCTTCAGAATTATTTTTAGTTAATGCATTGATAAGATCTGTATATGTATGATTTAATTCTTCCAGATTTTTTATGTACCCCCTATATTCATTAATAAGTAAGTTATTGTCATTTATCATTTTTGAATATTCAGACCTTGTATTATTTGACTCTTCATAATAAGAGTTAAGCTTCTCATTAGCAGCAGATAACTTTTCAAGAAGTTTTTCTACATATTGTTTGTTGAAATCTTCCCCTAAGCCTAAATCAATCTTGTATAATGTAACAACTCTGTCTCGTTTGTCATCTAATATAATGATCCATGTACCTGACAAATAAACTTTTACTGGCTGTTTGTCATTGTAATCCAATGGCTTTCCCTTAAAGATAAGCGCCCCATAAGTAACCATTGATTCAATGTCAGTCCGAATCTTTTCTTCATTAGCTGCAATGAATGCATTAATATCATTAGAAGATTCTTTTCCCATAATCCTTTCTGCATAACGTTCCTTGCTATGTCTTGTTAGTTCCATTCAAAATACCTCATTCTTTCTTATATTTTTATATAAAACCCCGTAAGCCCAGTATTTATGCGGTTTAGCACTTTTTGCGAGCGATCGGGTATTCTATTTAGATAGTATATAAATTTAGATTTACTACTTTTTTTCATTATTTTTGTATTATTTGTGATATTTTATCTCTCTAACCATTGATTTTACTGATGTTTTTAGCTCTTACTCTTAAAGATCTATATAGATCTTTTTGTAGTTTTTAGTTAGTTATCATTGAGTAGAGTATAAAATAAATATCATTATCAAGATTACAATTAACATATAGCGTTTAGTTAATTAACATTGATATAGATAAATAAAATAAAGATATTTAATATCTTGTGATCATTATTATACATATAAAAAATAAGATGTCAAACATTATTTCCTTAAATATAAATATTTTTTTATTATTTTTCATATTTGAGTTCCGTATTTATTCCTTGCTTTGCTGTGCTGGAAGCACGCAAGCAATAAATACTCAAATATAAGGGGATATGTTTACATTATATTTAGTTATAAGGTATAAAAATATATTTTTCTTCTTATATATAGGTATTTTATTAAGGTTATTCGATGTTTATGAATTATACTTTTATCTCCAAATATAGGTATTTTTATGGGCAGGTATATATTAGTGTGTAATGTAGGTGTCTTCTGGGTATAGATCTGTATATTTTTATTTAAATTTTTACAAAAATAGAGATTGATATTCTTAATTTGAGATTTTAAGGGTTGATTTTTCCAGTCAGTGTATGAAAAAAATAGCTAATAGAAAAACCTTGAAAAATAAGGACTTTATTTTCAATAAGTACCCCCATGTTAATGATAAAAATACATAATCAATTAATAAATTGATGATTTATTCTGTTTTTGTGTGTAATTGCTATATTGATTGTAATACTCTAGTGGTGGAACAACTGTATATTGAATAATTGTTTGATAATCAAAATATTATCTATCGAAAAACCATTTCTTTATAATTCTTATTTTTGTATTACTCATAATAATACAAAACAATCATAACTATTGTATTACTCATAATAATACAAAACAATACATCAAACAATCATTCACAACACATAGAAAGAAGAGGAAAATATCATGAACGAAAAAACACTAGAAAGAATGAAAGACTATACCAAAAAATACAGTCAAGAAAATGTTATGAAATACCAAGAAACAGACCATTTCGAAGAAGTAGGACAGATAGAAAGAGTTTACTGCAAAGATAATAACGATAAAATGAATAAGATTCTTGAGTGCGGACTACCTATAGCTATAACCGTTGGAATGGTGAAGCGTTTGGCTTTCAAGTTTCAAAGCTATGACGAAGCTACCGGAGTTATAAAATCAAAGTGCAACCAGACAGCACAAGAAATTAGAAACAACGGATATTTTGACCATCCCTTATTTGATGACTTAGTGCAATGCGTGAACCTTGCCATATGGGAGAATATAAACAATATCCAGCTTGTTTACAATAAGACAAGAAACAACGTTACCAATGAGTTTGTAAGAATCAAAAAAACAGTCAATAAAAAACAGTTTACGATACAGTTTATAAATAGCATTGAGAGAGTAATACCATGTTACAATATGGTTTATACCGATTATGTTCTTAATGAAAAGACAGGACACATGCAAAGTCCTACTTCTTTATCAATCTATAGGGCGATAGGTAATTATTTACATATGAACGGGCAGAGAGACATAAAAAAAGCTTGGATTGAAATAGATAGCGACTATTTGAAGCAAGATCCGTCTAAGTATGAGACTATGTTCATGCATGATTGTAAAGAGTTGAAAGAGGTCGAAGCATTTCAAAGTATTGAGAAAATCTTAAGTGGTACGGAGTACGAAATCCTCATGCTTAAATTTAAAGGCTTTACTAACAAAGAGGTATGCAATAAAATGGGTTATAAGTCCATGACATCATTAGACCGCAGACTTTCCCATATCAAAGAAGTGATTATAAATGAGTATGACAGTGACATATTGAAAGAGTTACTTAAGTGTAAGAAGAATCCTAAGCTTATACAGACTATGTCTCTCAACCACGACATGACGGACAAGTTGTTTTAAGGTGTACACATACCAGGGATGTATAATCCCTGGTATTTTTATTTTCGTGTGTGTGTTTTGGCTTTCAAAACTCTATATATATGAGAGCGGAGAGCGAGTGCATTTCCAAGCATGAGCGGACACGAAAAAATATTTTTATTTTCGTGTGTGTGTTTTGGCTTTCAAAACTCTATATATATGAGAGCGGAGAGCGAGTGCAACTTTTATCATCTGTTTGATTTTTATGATACGCGTGATGAAAAACTTCCTAGTTAGTGCGTGTCGGGCAACACTTATTTTATAAGTGGCTGATATTTCATCATTGTTTTAATATTGCGTGATTTAAGGCGTGATTGAGAGCAAAGTAGGGATAACAAGGCTCCAGTCGTGAAACACTGGTGTCTTGCTTTACAAGGCTTTTGAAAACGCTTTTTTAATTGCGTGATAAAAAAGCAACCGTTTGTATAGTGTCGGCAAAACTATAATAGTGCAGTTCCAACGTTGCACGAAAATATATGGGATTTTGTGATTAATTCACACGCTCACATTGGTACGGCGTGAAGTATCTGTAGTTGGCAAAAGCAAGGTTTGACACTTGCGTACTTATGGACTGATTGTAACGGAACTTACATATTACTATTAGTTAGCTCAAATGCTAGTCGGGTGACTATAAACGAAAAATTAAATATTGTGAATTTTATAAGCGCATTGTTTTTCAGTGCGCTTTTATAAGTTCACAATAACGTGAACCGTAAACATGCATATAAAGAAAAGAGGAAAAAAATATGGCAAGAAACAACACTACAGAAACAAAAGCACCTACAGAAGCAAAAGCACCTAAGACACCTAAGACACCTAAGACACCAAAAGCACCAAAAGCAGCGCCTGAAAAAGTTATCAATGATAACGGCATTAGACCAGCTTTGGTTGAAGCGCACAATAAAAACAACTCAAAAGCTATTGATGGAACAATGTGCAAAGAAGCAGGCGTTGATACCGATCATCTTACACAGTGGATTCTTGAAATTGAGGGCGCACCAACTCCGGAAGCTTGGTGTAATTCAGAAAACAAAATCCCAAGTCTTTACAAGGTTGTAAAAGAATACGTTGACATCAAATTGTCA